TAGAGGTGTTGCTACTGTCAGAGTACCTGCAACGCTAAAGTTGCCTGTGACGCTACCAGAGGCCAGTGTAGCGGCTCCAGAGGTAGATACAGTAGTGAGAGTTGTTGTGCCAGTAACGTCTAATGTGCCACCAATTGTGCCATTGTTCGTTACAGCTAAACTTGTAGGGGCTGTACCAATCTCAACGATTGTGCCGCCATTGTTTGTAAAGAGTCGTTTATCGACTGTGTTGACTGCAAGTTCCCCTGTAGACAGGTCACCTGTAGTTGGGACGGCTCCAGTAGTGGTGGAGCGTTTAATGAGGATGTCTGTAGCCATCTTCCATTCCTGTATTGGTAGGGAACAATGTAAAGAGGAAAGCCCCCGAAGGGGCTAACCAGGTGGATTATGCGTCGTGGAGTGCCAAGACAAATCCAGTTTCAGGACGCAGTTCCTTCACACCGTAGAGTGTGTCGGCAGTGAACAAGTCACCTAAGTATTCCTGCTTGTACTGAGTCTGTGAACGTACAGCCATTTGCTCTGCAAGTACCATAGTGTCACGGTGTGCCAAGATAGCACCACGAACATCATCACCTGCAGTGTTGTCTGCTGCTGTTTCAATAACAGGTACGTTAGAAGAAACATATACGTCTACACCGTACAAACTACCGATCAGACCGTTCTGGACACCACGTCCGTCTACGAAATCGGCAGAGTTGTAGCGATCAATACCCAAGATGTCACGACGTGCTGAAGGAGGAATCACAAGGAAACGTCCGTCCATTGGTGTGTCTTGGTCATCCATCAACTTGATAAGCTGACGGAAAGCGAGGTCAGAGAAGTCGTCGCCTGAAGCAACAGTGTCTACAGCGTATGTAGCAATCCCTGAAGTAGCGTTGACGTAGTAGACGTTTGAGTGCGTGTAGTCTGAACCATCACCGTCACCAAATGACTTAGCCAGTGTAAACAAGTCATCGTCTACTTGCTTTGCAAGAGCGTAACCTGCGTCTTCAGTGTAGAAACGACGCATTGAATCTAACGCCTGAACACCTACGATGTCTTCAATCATCTTAGAGTATTCGTAGTGCTTGTCGATTGTGACTTGTACTTCTGACTCTGTGTTAGCAATGATTGTTACTGCAGTGTCTGCTGCTTTAGCATTTGCAGTACCACGTGTTGGCTTAGGGATGTGAAGTGTGTCACCCTTCTTACCAACCATTGACATCTTGTTGACGTTGTTAGCGAGAACAAGGTTCTTTTTGTAGGCTGCAACGATCTCATCAGACCATAGTTCTGGGATGAAAGTTGCTGCTTCTGTTTTTGCGGTAAAACCTGCCGCACCAGGATAAGTTGCTGTAGCCACTGCTACCTCCTAATAATGTTACCGTACTCGCCCATCGGCATAAGCACGTCTGATTTCTTCAGCAAGTGCCATATAGCGGTCTGGGTCTGTTTGCATGAGTTTAATAATGTCAGCACGACGGTACACTTTGCGTGATGGAGCTTCACCCGATCCCTTGGTGTTTCCTGTAGAGGCTTTCTTTACAGAGTCTTTACGTGACTGTTGTTCAGTCTGGGCAGTTTGACTTACTACTGATTGGCGTTCTTTCCAAGAGGAGAGAAGTTCGTCAGCAGCGTCATAATCGTATTCACGATCTGCTTTACGTAAAAGATCTGTTCTAAACTTAGACTTTTCTACCCAACCCAGGAAGTCTTCATTCATAACTACCTGTTCAAAGTCTGGGTGATTCGTCTTCAGCTTTGCCATTGCTTCTTGCTGTTTCAATTGCATAGCAACTGTCTCAGCTTCCTTAATCTTAGGATGATTAGCAATCGCAGCTTCTACAGCTTTCTGAGGATCTTCAAAAAAATCCACCGGCTGTGTATTCGTTGTACTAGCGTGGGCTTGTTCTTCTTTTGCCAGTTGTGTTTTGATGTATTCGTCAAAAGTCTTCCGTAATTCACCAACCTCTTGACTTTGACGGCCTAGTAGCTTTTCAGCTTCTTGGTGCATCCGTACAATGTCCTTGAGATCTTTATTACGATACTTCTCAGGAATGTCTTCTTCAGGTTGGGGAGGTTGTTCCTGGGCTTCAGGAGTCTCTTCTAAACTCTGAAATTCTTCTTCCTCAACGGTATCATCATCACGCTGATCTACAAATGTTGCCATTATTTAACTCCGTGCTATGTAGCATTATGGACGTGTTCTTTTAGCAGCTCTCTCATGATCCCTTGCCCACTTATCATCAGCATCGGGCCAACCCATGCCTTCAAATTTCGTAGAGATCGGAGAGATTATCCGCTGTGCGGTTTCTCCGCAGTCGTTACAGGTGACATAGGTATCTTTAGAATCTACCCAATGCTCCTCTATTAAACTGCAGGAGGTACACTTATAATCATAACGACGGATCATTTGGAGTTCTCCGTATTCATGTCATAAGCATTACGTATTCCAGATTCAAAGTTCTGGATACGCTTGAGCATCTTAAGTTCGCCTTTGATGGCATTAAGATGATCTTGGTCTTTGATGTCTTCTATGCGGTAAGATTCTAAAGTCTCTGTGACTTCAGCCACCAACTGCTTCCAACCATCCATAAGGAAAAGGCTAAAGTAGTTTTCATAGTAAGTTTGTTCTTCTGGAGTCAAATCATTTCCCCTTTCAGGTTCTTTGACTGACTATATAAGTATAGTCTAGCATACTTTTACTTAAAAGTCAAGCGTTAGTTTCAAGTTTCTTATTGGAAGTGGTGGGTTTTGCACCCTTATTGGACTCTAGTTCCTTCTCCAACTTCTCCATCCGCTTGTTCACGTAGTCGAACCTGCTGTTGATCTGATCCAGAATTTTCTGCATTTCCGTTTGTGTCAGCATTTATCACTCCTTGTTGTGATGCTTCTTTCTTTGTGTTTACTTCTTGCTCTTTAAGGTACAACTCCGCAATCTTAGCCCGACGTTGGAACTCTACCTCATCTTGATCGCCTGGTTGGAGATCGGTAGAGAGTACCTTAATACGATCTGTCTGAGCTTTATAGCGATCTATCTCAGCATCTACTGAATACTTATTCGCTCTAGCTGCAGACTCTTGTGCTTGACCGTTGAAGGCATTGATCTGAGATTGCAATTGCTGCACTTGTAGTTGTAGTTGTTGCTGTGCAGTCTGTTGCTGTGTAGGATCAGGTTGATTCACCTGACGTAATGTCTGAATCAATTCTTCACGGTTGGATACGTTCATGTGGTCAATAATAGACTCTAGTAACAGTGGATACATCGGTGAGGACTTATCCATTGTCTGGAGGAGCTGCACAAGCTGTGTGACTTCATACTCCCGTGCAATGATTCCCAGAGAGCTAGAAGGTACAAACTTAAAGTCTTGTACAGGGTAAAGCTCTGGAGTAAATTGCATATACCGCCATGCAGACTTCTCAATCATAGGGATTAAGAAGTTCTCTTGGAAGTTAATCAATGTGCGCTTATGACGCTTAATGATCGCTCCAAGGGACATAGAGATCCCTGCAGCAGTTGAATCACCGTTAATAGATCCTGGGATACCTGCAGCGTCTACAGCACCTGTAGCCATCTGTACCATCCGCTGTAGCTCTGCACCTTGTGCAAAAGTAATCTGAGAGACATTGCCAAAATTAAAAGGCTGCAAGATCTCTGCAGGGTTACCGTTGGTCAGGACAGTCTTACCAGGACGTACCTCTAATTTAGAGCCACGTGGTATACGTGAAGCATCCACAGCCATCATAGGATGTACTGTAAGGCTCAGAGCGTCGATACGGGCACGTAACTCTGTATCTAGTGCCTTCTGAGCGTTGTAACCCTTCTCACAGACTCCACGGCCCCAGAAGCGTCCTGGTACAACGTCCCAAGGGAAGGCTATGACAGGACGGTCTTGCATCATGTAAGGGTTCTCTTCAATCTTGAGGAGTTGACCACCATTTGCAATAACACAAACCACTTCAACATAACCAGATACGTCAGACTCTTCAGCCTCAATCAAATCTGTGACATCTACATCTTCTTCAAACTCTTCTTGGATAGCTGCGTTAAAAATATGACGTGGTAGTAGGCCATAGTATTTAGTAAGACGTACTTTATCGTCAGAGTAGATTGTGAGGTCTTGGTCAGGCTCTAAATCAACATCAGGGTAGGTTTGCTCTAACATCACATCACGATAGACACCATTCTCAATCAGTTGCTCTACCTGATGCATCGGTACAAATTCGTCAATAGCAACACCAAGAGCTTCTTCTATAGACGTTGCCACTGGGTCAATCAAGAAGTTCTGTGGTAGGATTGGCTTCACTTTAACAACAAAGCGATCCTTCATCTCTACACCAACAGCAGTCATTGCCCCATCCATTACAGGACGTGTGGCCGGTGACATCTCCTTCATCTCTTCTATGACCAGTTCAGCCATACCAGTACCAAATACTGCAGCGTTTAGAATAGCCTCTGCAATACCTTTACGTACCTTAGTCCGTGCAAAGTCTTCTTCTAACTGATTACGGAGTACAACAATGTCTGCTTTGTTTTGATCTTGCAGGTCATCACGAATGTCAAAGAATCTTCCACGTCCAAAGGTAGCTTCTTCTACTTCTGCTGATGAGCTTTCCACAGCTTGTTGTAGTGCAGGGCTAATCAGTCGTGAACGTTCTGAATAACGTAGCTGATCTTCTTGTGCCCAAATACCACGCCACAGACGATAGTATTCATCATGCTTCTCAGCGTAGTTGGATTCGTAGTGGTCTCTCCACTGCTCACACTTAGCCATGATCCATCCGGCTGCGTCGGCTGTGTATAATCCTTCATAGTCTTGCATAGTTAATATCCTGCGACGGGGTCTATGATTTCTAGTTCATCTTCTTCAAAGTCAAAGTAGTAACTCACCTTAGCTAACTGGTCTATGTAAGCTAAAGCATCCACTAAGTCATCGTGCACTAAAGGATTAGGGAATTGGAACAACTGATCTAAAAACTCAGTATTCCATTCACCTTCCGATAGCTGTATTTGACCGTGCTCAAAACGTCCTTGTAACGCCCATACGACACGGTCTGTTTTCTTCTTGTTTCCGTGGGTGAGTTCTTCTACTCTGAAGAAACGTTGTCCTGACTTCATCAGGTCTGTTAAGTATGGCAACACTGCATTACGTAGTGCACCTTTTTCAATTCCAACGGCTATTGGTTGGTAGGCTTGTACCGCTTCAAAGATCTTTCTGGCAGTCTTCTTAATATCCCAACGCCCGAAGACAATATCCGCTACGTACCAACCTTCAGTGTTTGCCTTTACAATCGCTATCGCTGTTTGGTCTAACTTCTTTGTCTTTGCTTTCGTCGCCACTGCAACGTCTGCAAAACCTGCTAAATCCACTGCGATGTAATAGTCTCCGTCGTCTGGTTCTTGATCTGTGAATCGTACCCAATCCTCTTTAAAGATTTCAGAACCTAAAGCCTCAAAGGAAGCCATAAACTCTTGACGGAACGCATAAGACGACATTGACTGTTTTGCGGTGTCAATCTCTTCAGGGTCTAACAGAGGGTTATCATAAGACGTAAAGTGCCATCCTCTGTACGTAACGTCGTCGCCCAAGTCTGCATACTTGTACAACTCATAGAAATGGTTACGGCCTTTAGGTGTCCCAATAAACAGCGCATGGCCCTTTTGGTCAGCCAGTGCAGGGCGTAACACTTCTTCCCACACACTAGGCTTCATATCCGCATATTCGTCCATAACTAGGAACTTAAGGGATACACCACGCATGGTATCAGGTCTATCTGCACCCTTTAGAGAAATCGTAGCTCCATTGATGAGCTTGATTTGCATATTGTTGACGTGGCTACTGGATACTATAGTGTGTGCTAAATCTAACAACACACCCCACATAATATCCCTGGCCTGTCCTTGCGTTGGAGCAACATAGAAGACGTGACCAGACTTAGACTGTAGTGCGTTAATAATTAACATCCACGCAGCGAGTCTAGACTTACCACAGCGTCGCCCCGCTGCTACAACCTTGAAGCGTTCCTCAGC